CGGATGTGGTTTTATGACCAGCAGGGAACGGTAAGCCCTGGGCAGGTTCTGGGGGTCGGTAGCTATGCTGCTGCCAAGCTTGATTGCAAGCATTACCTGATCGACTCGCTCATGAAATGCCTGCGTGATGAAGACGATTACAACGGCCAGAAAAACTTCGTGGACCAACTCTGCACGCTGGCCAGAGATTACGACACGCACATCCACTTGGTGCATCACATCCGCAAGCAGCAAAACGATGAGAACGCACCCACCAAGATGGACCTGAAGGGATCAGGATCAGTAGCTGACCAGGTTGACAATGTGATCTTGATGCACCGCAACAAAAAGAAAGAGCGCGAGGTCGAGGCTGGCCATGTCGTGGATCAGTCAATCCCTGATGCCTACCTAGCTATTGAGAAGCAGCGCAACGGCGAATATGAAGGCGTCATCAGGCTTTGGTTCGACAAAAACTCACAGCAATTTACGGATCAGTCATATGGAAACCCGATTAGTTTTTGAAGCCACATTGCCATGGCCACCTACCGTAAACACCTACTGGCGGCACAGAGTCATTGGCAAGCTCGCCACCGTTTACATTTCGCAGGAGGGCCAGGCCTACCGCAAAGCAGTCAATCTGTGTCTCATGGAACATGGGGTGAAGACCTACGAACTCGAGGGGAACCTGCGAGTCGAGATCGAAGTGTTCCCGCCGGACAAACGCAAGCGGGACATCGACAACCTGCTCAAGTCCCTGCTCGACAGCCTGACCCACGCTCAAGTGTGGAAAGACGACAACCAGATCTCGGACCTGAGGATCTATCGCAACCCAATGATTGCCGGAATGGTGAAAGTGAGGGTGTATGAAACCTCAGAAAATGCCCAGCAAGGCACTTTATAGCCCCATACAGCGATTTTCTTAAATGATTCACTATCACGGCACACCGATAACCCCTCGCGCGGTTTTAGAGACCTTAAGGGGTGAGCATTTTTGTATCTCATACGCAGATCCAAGAGACCTAAAAGTCTGCTTAAAAATTGGCCAGTCTTTGATGCTAGACAACGGTGCTTTCAGTGCAAAGACCAGAGGGTTGCCATTTGATCCTGATGGTTTTTATCAATGGCTTGATCCAATCCTGGGTCATCCGCACTGGGGTGTTGTTCCCGATGTGATTGATGGTCCTGAAGATCAACAACGCGAAATGGTTGCAACATGGCCGTTTCCAAAGTCGCTAGGCATTCCCGTCTGGCATTTAGGTTTGTCGCTGGATTACCTTTGTGAGCTGGTTAACGATTGGGGGCGCGTCTGTCTGGGATCTTCCGGTGAATACTGGAATGTTGGTGATGCAAAGTGGCAAGGCAGAATGGATGAGACATTCAACCGACTTGCAAAAACATTTGGCCGACTACCTTGGACGCATGGGATGCGGATGTTGGGACAGGGTCTTGAGCGCTGGCCACTATCAAGCGCGGACTCAACGAATGTAGCTGTCAACCATAAGGGTGTATCTGAATGCGCCCATTGTATGGCTAAGCGTATTGACTCAGAAAATCCACCAAATCATTGGAACTTAAGACCCATTCAGGAGAATTTATGCTTTACATAGCCATTGGTATTTATGCAATTGCAATGACGCTTGCCAATTTGTCAGTCGCGGCCTTTGGTCCTGCAATTAGTCCGCTAAATGCTTTTTTATTTATTGGGCTTGACCTTACGCTTCGAGACTGGCTGCATATAAGGCTAAAGATTTGGCAAATGGGTTGCCTGATTCTTGTTTCTGGATTGCTCACATTGCTTTTAAATCCAGCGACAGGAAAGATTGCGTTGGCTTCTGCCATCGCATTTACCGCTGCCGCTACCGTTGATTGGTCGGTTTTTGCGAGACTTAGGGGAACATGGCAAACAAGAGCTAATGCAAGCAATGCGGCTGGTGCTTTAGTCGATTCGCTGATATTCCCAACCATCGCTTTTGGGGTGCTCATGCCGCACATCATCGCCATGCAATTTGTTGCTAAGGTGTTTGGTGGCTTCTTATGGTCTTTGATTTTGAGGGGTAATCATGAAGCATGATCCACATGACGCAGTCGATTACATCATCAAACATGCCAAACGATTTGCTGACGCCAAAGCACAGCGTGTCTTCCTTGAGGAGTTCAGGAAGAGCAAGAAGGCTTTGCTCATGAAGCAATCGCTCGAAACAGCGCTGGGCGCTCAAGAGCGTGACGCTTACGCGCACCCCGAGTACATTGAGTTGCTCAAGGGCATTGAAATTGCAGTGCAAACTGAGGAGAAATTGAGATGGGATCTGATCGCAGCACAAGCCAGGGTGGACATCTGGAGAACGGAACAAGCCAATCTCAGGAACGAGGGCAAGGCCACGATCTGATGAGCAACGATGGCCGTCACAAGCAAATGCTTGCAGACCTGGCTGACTTCATCGGCGCTGTAGCTTTCGAGGACGACAAGGGATGGACTGAGGAGGTGTATGCCGAGGGCTGGAGTGCTGGCTTCAGGTCGGGATTGGCTTACGCCGCAAAGATTGCGCAATCACAGGGTAGGGGCTGGGGCATTGAGCATGCCGAACAGATCCGAAAAGCATTATGAAACGCTTTATGCCATTTCGTTTTGTGCGTAATGAAGGGCGCATCATGGGCTTTTTAATGATGCCTTTCAATAAGCGTAAGCAATACGGTTTTCAAACTTACCAAAACCACCCCGTGCTTATTGATGGTCTTAAAAACAAAAAGATGACTGAGGTGAGCTATGTTTACATCACGGTTTTGAATTACGCATATGACCAACGAAGAGAAAAAGCACCTCGATAAGGTGGCTGCCATTGGCTGCGTGTTATGCCACCTGCAGGGCACGCCTGGTACGCCAGCAGAGATTCACCACCCTCGCAAAGGGACTGGCATGGGCCAGCGTGCAAGCCACTATGACGCTATACCGCTATGCCCTGAGCACCACCGCGGCAACACGGGCCTCCATGGCATGGGCGTTAAAGCATTTACCAGGCACTACCAGGTGGACGAGGCTGAACTGCTGCATGTGACGCGCCGTTTAGTCGCCTATCATGACCACTTGTCGGACGGATGGCGTGTGTCTACACAAGTGGATTAAATGAGGGTACAGTTGAGTCTCAGTAGCAAACAACTTAAATTTTATAGCAAACCCTAAGAGAGTAAACATCATGCAAACAGGAAGCTTAATCAACCACCTCTACTCACGCACAGACAGCGAGGCGCCCTTTGTTGGCATGGCTGCCACATTGCTGTCCTGGACCGATCGTTACCCTGGAACAGTTATCGAAGTGAACAACGCAAAGCGTTACATCGTTGTTCAAAATGACAGCTACCTGCGCACTGACCGCAACGGCCTTAGCGAACAGCAAAGTTACGAGTACGCACCTAATCCAGATGGTTGCAAGCGCATCTTCCGCAAATTAAAAAATGGTCAGTGGGCTGAGCATTACATCAACCCTGAGACCAATCGGTTGGTCAAAGCAAATGCTGGTGGCTTGCTTTTGGGTCGCCGTGAGAAGTACGAAGATCCCTCATTCTGATTAATAAACCAGGGGCTAAGGCCCCACCACTTGGAGCAAAACCATGGAAAAAAAATTTGAAGCAACCGTAAGAACGCAAGAGTGTGAGAAGGTCATGCTCTCCAACTTTGAAGAGGACCTTTGGATGTCGGTGTGGGGAATTCGCTCACATATGTCAATTCAATTGAATCACGAGCAAGCTGCTGAGTTGCGTGATGCCCTTAACCAATTTCTTATCATGAGTGGGGTTGCCAGTACAGCAGAGAGCACCTAAACTGGCGATGGCAGTTATGTCTGTGTTTCTCCTGAAATCCTCTGCACTTCCCCGTAGAGTTGACCCCCAGCAATTGGGGGTTCTTTTTTTATACATTGTGTAGTAAAATCAAGCAGTTATGATTACGCTAGAAAAAATCTCAACATCAATCCGAGAAACCCGCGCCGCGCTTAACTTGAGCCAAGATGAGTTTGGCAAGTTGGTTGGCTTATCCCGAGCCACCGTCATAAAGCTTGAAAACAAACCTGGCAAAGTCAAAGCCGTCGCACTTTTTCAAGTAATTCCAGTCGTCAATAGAACCCTTGGTGACTTGACTTTGAACTAAAGGCATAATCATTGGACCTTTATGTCACTGGAAGATGTGATGAGCAAGACCACCAAACCCGCAAAGCAGGCCGCGCCCAAGAAAACAGGCCGCCCCAGCAAATACACCCCTGAGATCGCACAAGAGATTGTGGAGCGCTTAAGTAACGCTGAGCCATTAAGACAGATATGCAGAGATGAGGGTATGCCTGAGTGGCGAACCATTTATGACTGGATGTACAGGGATGACAAGGAAGTTGCTTCGGGGCGCGGAGTCGGTCTTTCCGCAGCAATCGCACGCGCACGCGAAATCGGCTATGACAAGATGGCCGAGGAATGCCTTGAGCTAGCTGACACGCCCAAGTGGGGCACCAAGCAGGTTGAGACTGAGGATGGCATCACAGTTACCAGGGAAGACATGCTCGGCCACCGCAAGCTTCAGATCGAGACACGGCTCAAGCTGCTGGCCAAGTGGAACCCCAAGAAGTACGGTGAGCGCCTCACTCACGCTGGTGACGCTGACAATCCCGTAGCCGTGCAGGCTGACATCAGCATCTTCGATGCCATGCTCAAGAACCTCGAGGCTAAGAGACAGCTTGGGGACAAGTGACCTCGAGTCACTGCTCAAAGATCCACAGATCCGCGAGCAGTACACCAGGCTAGCGCCCCAGCAAGCTGCTGCTTGGGCCTGGCGCATGATGTGGCTGACCAAAGCACTCAAGCACCAGATCCTGCCCCATGGTGAATGGTGGTCCATATGGCTCATGCTTGCCGGAAGGGGAGCAGGCAAGACCAGGACAGCCGCTGAACAGATCGCCTGGTGGGCATGGTCCTTTAAAGGTACCCGATGGCTTGTAGGGGCGCCGACAAGCAGTGATGTGAGGTCTACATGCTTCGAGGGTGATTCGGGCCTCCTGAGCGTGATTCCACCCGTCCTGATCGCTGATTACAACAAGGCCCTGCATGAGATCAAGCTGACCAACGGCTCGCTGATCAAAGGCATACCAGCCTCGGAGCCTGAGCGCTTCCGCGGTCCGCAGTTTCATGGTGGCTGGCTCGATGAGTTAGCGGCATGGGAGTACATCCAGGAAGCCTGGGATCAGATCCAGTTCGGTATGCGCCTGAAGCTGCCCGACATGAAGACCAGGCTGATCTGCACCACGACACCTAAGCCCAAGGAACTGATCATCGACCTGATCGGCCGTGAGGGTGATGATGTCGTGCTGACCACCGCTAGCACTTACTCCAACATCGACAACCTGAGTGACAACTTCAAGCGCCAGATCCTGCAGTACGAGGGTACCAAGCTTGGCAGGCAGGAGATCTACGCTGAGATCATCGACCCCGAGGAAGGTGGCATCGTCCAGCGTGACTGGTTCAAGCTTTGGCCTGCTGGCAAGGAACTGCCCAAACTTGAGTATGTGATCCAGTCCTATGACTGCGCGTACACCGAGAAGACCATCAACGATCCCACGGCATCGATCACCTTTGGCGTCTTCAAGCCCACTGACGGGTCCATGTGCGTCCTGATCATCGATGCCTGGCAGGACCGACTCCAGTACCCTGACCTTAAGCCTAAAGTATTAGACGAGTACGAGATCGTCTTCGGAGAAGGCAAAGCCGCCAAGCGCGTTGACCTGGTGCTCGTGGAGGACAAGGCCGCGGGTATCGTGCTCATTCAGGACCTGCAGCGTGCGCACATCCCTGTGCGTGCCTACAACCCTGGCAGGGCTGACAAGGTCCAACGCCTGAGTATTGTGGCCAACATCGTGAAGGCTGGAAGAGTCTATGTGCCCGAGTCCAGCAGCCGCTCAGGCTATGTCCGCGACTGGGCTGAGGCCATGGTCACCCAGATCTGTAGCTTCCCGAATACAGACCATGATGACTTTTGCGACGCCTTCAGCCAGGCGCTCAGGTACTTGCGTGATGCTGGCTGGCTCAACATCGATCCGTTGCCACCCGACGATTACGATCCCGATGACTATGTGGATGCTGGCATCACGAGGACCAATCCCTATGCGAGCTAACCGCAACGGGTTATCATCGCGCGCAAACGGAGGCTGATGATGCCCAATCCAAAAGACGCCAAGAAGGTACTCGACATGCTGTACGGTGGCGCAGTCCGCATGCAAGACGGTGGCAAGTTACCGCCAGGCATTAAACGCGCCACAGAGCGTGCCAAGCAAAGCAAGAGCGTTGCACCCATTCCAGGTATGCGTGGTGCTCGCCAAGCCATTCAAGGCTATATCGGCATGGACCCAAGCTTTAGCGTCATGGACCCCGAGGCCCAGGCGCTTGAGTCAGCCTACCGCGGTGGCGAGACTGCAAGCGTGCTTGGTGATCTCTTTGCAAGCCTGACGCCCTTCGCCGCTGCCTCGGCCGCCGCTAAGGCCAATCAAGTTCCAGGCCTTGCGCAACTGATTGCTTACCATGGCTCGCCACACAAGTTCAAGAAGTTTGATGCCAGCAAGATCGGTACGGGTGAAGGTGCTCAGGTGTTTGGTCATGGACTGTACTTTGCAGAAAACCCTGGTGTGGCACGCAGTTATCAAACCAACTTAAGTTTTAAAGATTTAGTCAAGGACTTTCGCAGGCAACTGCCCGATGATGCAAGCGCTGAGGAAGTCATTGAGATGGCCAATCAGTTAAATCCAAAACTTCGCAATGTGGTCAATGAGTTGGCCAACAATGACTGGCTTGGGTTTGATTACCCTGCGCAAGCGTTAACCGCGGCTATGAAGGACATCAAAAGCTTTGAGGTGACGCCAGCCTTGGCCAAGGCCGTTAAGGACGCTCAAGGCTCGCTATACACAGTAGACATCCCTGACGAAAAGATCGCTCAGATGATGGACTGGGATAAGCCTTTAAGCCAGCAACCCAAGATTGTTCAAGATGCATTCCAAAATAGTGATGTCGCGTTTCGAGACATGGCATACGAAATCTACAAGCGAAAAGACCCGCTTGGCTCAGACCTGGCACGATCTGGTTTGGATGCAGAGGATTTTGCCGAGCACATGCGAGCATTAGGCGTGCCTGGTATTAGCTATCTTGATCGGGGGTCTCGTGGCACAGGGGTTGGCACGCGCAACTTCGTGTTGTTTCCTGGCGAAGAACAGAACATCAAGATGCTAGACATCAATGGCGAGCCGCAGATGGCCGCTGGAGGAGCAGTTAGCATGCAAGTCGGTGGAAGCCCTTTAGATCAGTTTTACCAGCCCACCAACCCTTTTGCTCGCAAAGCTGCCGAGCAAGAGCGCATACGGCAAGAGATCGCACGCCGTCGCGCTGAGGAAGAAGCCAGGCGGCAGACGCCACTTGATACAAGCCTGCCTGGGCCGTCACCGCAAAGGCCAGGCCTGCCAGGCATGGCTGACCTCAAGGGAGCGTTTGAGCGCCGTGTCATGCCCGTTATATCCGAGGCCAAGCAAACAGCAATGACTGGCGGTATCTTGGGCGATTTGGTTCGGGCTTATGGTGACGCATCAGTACCAGCCAATCAGGCGATGATGTCCGCGCTGGGCAGACCCTTTGAGCAGGAGCGCCCACCTGAAGCGCCACCAGAGATGACTGTGCCCACTGCGTTTGAGCGCCGCGGCGACATTTATCAGCAACTTTTCGGTCAAGCAGTTGGCGATCCTGCCAACTTGCTTGATCCTGGGATCTTGCGTGGCGTTGAGGCTGGCGCCAAAGCAGTTACACCCAGCATTATGCGTGGCGTTGAGGCTGGTACGCAGGCCGTCAAACCATTAGCTAAGACTGCAGCCGAGATGGTTGAAGAGATGGCCATGAAGGGCGTACCTGGCACAGACGCTATGCAATTGCGCATGGGCATCTTGCCTGAATCGCCCAAACTTCCCGAGGCGCCCAAGCCGCTTGAAGGCACAGAGCTTGTAGAGCCTGCCGAGGCCAAGCCTTTTACGGGTCGCATTAAAAATGACGACGAGCTTATAACCGTTCGCGGCCAAACGCCAGCAACCGTAGAGCGAGCAGAAACAGCACTTAATTCAGGTCAGCGTGTTTATAAGCTTGATGAGGACGGCAACCGGGTTCAGATTATGGACGCTGCCGAGCTTGTAGACGCCGATCCAAAAAGCCTGCGCGTGGTAAACATTTCACCCGAGGAATTCGAGGCCGTGAATCTGGCGGCCAAGCGCAATGCTGAAGCGCAGCGGTCCATGTTTGATCAGGTAGAAAGCCTGCACAAAGACTTCGCTCCTGAAGAAGGGTGGACGCCTCTTAACATCGTTAAAGGCGAGGTCAAACTTGATAAGCGCGGCAAGCCAATCATCAATCGCCAGACTGGCCTGCCGATGACTGAAGTTGAAGTCGCCAAGATACCGTATGCATTTCATATAGCACCCGAGGGCGTGCCCAAAGAAGCGTGGGAAGACATGCTTGCGGCCAGGATTACTGATGAGGTTGATCAGGTTTTGCGCCGTGCCCAGGATGGCGATCAAGAGGCCATCAACATCCTGAAGGAAGCCGCCTGGTATCGAGCCATGCGTGATCGCCTGCGTGGTGAGTTTGGCGGCATTGGCGATGTGTTCGCTGATGTGCTTGGCACAACTTCAGCGCAAACAGGTGTTGAGCAAAACTTTGACAACGCAGTTGAGATTTTGCGTCGCTTTGCTCGCGGTGACTATGACAAAGAGCTTTTGGCTTATGACAAGCGCTTGCGCAGCAACGAAACCGTTGATGGCGTAACGCTGACGCGCATGTTCCGCAACAATGAGTTCCCCTTGATTACCAAAGCAGGTGGCCAGCTATTTAACGCCAACAGCCCAGCATCCATGGGCGCCTTGCTTGATATGTTCCGAGCTATCAAAGCAGGCGACTCGCCCAAGACGCCAAACTTCACGGGCAATTTAATTGGCTTGACCAATGAGGCTACGATTGATGTTTGGGCCGCACGCATGCTGCGTCGCATGGCTGACCTGCCTCGAATCCCGCCACCAGCCGAGAAGGGTGTTGCTGGCCTGCACAAGGTCGGATCAACGCTTTATCAGCCCAAGGTCAGCGGCGAGTTTGGCTTTGGCCAGGATGTGTTCCGCAAGGCTGCGCAAGAACTGAATAACGCTGGCCTTCTTAAGGCTTATGACCCTGCTATTGGCGATGTAGGCCCTGATGATTTGCAAGCCATCGCCTGGTTCATTGAAAAAGAACTTTGGACTAAAAACAAATGGACAAGCAAAGCAGGTGAAGGAGGATCGCTTGACTACGAAATGTCATTTGCTGGATCGCCTCAATCTGAAAAGATTAAATCGTTGCGCAAAGAGGTGGGCAAGGAATTTTCACCAAAACAGTTCCCACAACGCAAAGTTGAAAGCGAGAAGGAATACGCTAAACGCTTAGAGCAAGAGCGTATAGCTTTTGAAAAGGACAAGACCAATAAGGCCGAGCAACTCAAAAATCTCAGGGCTGATGTTGATCGCTATCGTTTAGGCGTATCAGGCGAGCGTCCTAATAAGCCCATGTCTGACTACGGCCAGGCTGAATTGGCGTCTGAATTCGACGATGTAGTGCGTGATGATCCCGGCGTTATCACTTACAACCTGACATCAACGCTTGGATCATTCATGGGCGACACCGAGCGTGCGCTCAATGCCGAGTTTATTACCAAACAAAACTTTAATCCGTTGCCATTAGAGCGCCGACTCGTTGAGCAAGGCAAACATTACGATCAAGATGCCGTGTTCATGTCTAAGGTCGTGCCGTTTGGGACCCCTAACGCAAGGCCTGGCGTTGAGATCTACTTTAAACAAAAGCTTACGCCTGCAGACATGGCGCTTATCACGGAAAAGCTACGCAGCTATGGCGTGGACGGTTTTACTTACATCACTGATATGCGACTGGAAAACAGGCCCAACTTGCGCGTAACGACCCAAGCCACGCAAAACAAAACCTTCAGGCCCTTTGCAGAGGACCTAAGACCAGAGCCAGGGTCAAGTGGCATTACCTTCCAGTACATACCTGAATTTGATGATCAATTCGATCCAGCAAATGCCGCTGCAATTATGAAACAGCGTGAAAATATATTCGATCAAATCGTTGAAGATCTGGCTAACAGTGGTAATGTGTCAGATGCACGAGTAACAAATTTTGATACAAAGGTATTTTTTAGGGGTGACTACGATGACTACCTTGCAAGAACGACTGGACCGAGTTATCGAGCGCCACGGCGAGAACAGCAAAGTGGCCCAGTTTCTGAGGAATCAAATACTCGCGGAAAGAAGCAACAAAAGCTTCAAAGAGCTGTATCTGACAGGGTCCGTGAAGAAGCTTCCAGCCAAGCGGTAAAAAAGCCTGGCGGCAAAAAACCACTTGCCAAAGCTGCAGGTGGCCGAGTGCATGTGTCCGACAATCTGGACACCATGCTGCTCGAACTCATGAGGAATAAACGCTATGCCTGAGATGCCCATCGAGCAGGACTATGGCCGCTTTATCAGTGGCATGGCTGATGACGAGGTGCCAGCAGCAGACTTGGCCGCTGACTTACCTGATGAAACCGCGGAAATTGAAGAGCTTCCCGATGGCTCGGCCGTGGTTCATATGTCAAGCACCAAGGGACCACTTGAAGATCCCGACTTTTACGAAAACTTAGCCGATGTTATTGATCCCATTACGCTGGATTCCATGGCATCGCGCTATCTTGACCTGCTAAACAAGGACAAGACAGCACGCGAGGATCGCGATAAGCAGTACGAAGAGGGCATCAAGCGTACGGGCATGGGTAAAGACGCCCCTGGTGGCGCCACATTCTTCGGTGCCAGCAAGGTTGTACACCCCGTTATTGCTGAAGCTTGCGTTGACTTTGCCTCAAGGACCATCAAGGAGCTATTTCCACCTGATGGCCCCGTCAAAACCAAGATCTTGGGTGAGACTGACGAGGAAAAAGTTAAGCGTGCAGAGCGTAAACGCGACTGGATGAACTGGCAACTGACCGAGCAGATCGAAGAATTCCGCGATGAGCAAGAGCAACTGCTCACGCAACTGCCATTAGGCGGCTCTCAGTACCTGAAACTGTACTGGGACGAGAAGAAAATGCGCCCAGTGGCAGAGTTTTTGCCCATCGACAAGGTCCTAATACCGTTTGCGGCTACAAGCTTTTACACGGCACAGCGCGCGGCCGAGATTCACGACATTACCGAGTTTGAATTCAACCAGCGCATCGATGCAGGCCTTTATCGCGACATTAGTTTGACCCGCGTAAGCATGGAGCCTGAGCCAACCAGGCCAGAAAAGGCCAACAACAAGATCGAAGGGCGTAAGGCTGAGGAAAACATCGACGGCATGCGCCGTGTTTTTCACATTTACACCTACCTTGAGCTTGATGACGACAGCTATTCAAATGGCGACATGGCGCCTTACATCCTGATGGTCGATGAGATTGACCGTGAAGTGGTTGGTCTCTACAGAAATTGGGAAGAAGGCGATGAAACCATGGAAAAACTCGACTGGGTGGTCGAGTACAAGTTCATTCCATGGCGTGGTGCCTATGCAATCGGTATGCCCCACCTCATTGGCGGCCTGGCAGCAGCCCTTACAGGAGCCTTACGGGCGCTTTTAGACTCAGCGCACATCAATAATGCCCCTGCCACGCTAAAACTGAAGGGTGCCAAGGTCTCAGGTCAGTCCGTTCAGGCTGATGTGACGCAAGTGGTTGAGATTGAAGCCGCGCCAGGGGTGGATGACATACGCAAGATTGCGATGCCCATGCCGTTTAACCCTCCCAGCCCCGTGTTATTTGAGCTTTTGGGCTTCTTAGACAAGGCTGCCAAGGGTGTAGTGACCACAGCCGAGGAAAAGATCGCTGATGTGACCGCACAGGCCCCTGTAGGCACGACGCAAGCCCTGATTGAGCAGGGTGCTGCCGTATTTTCGGCCATTCACGCTCGTTTGCACAAGTCTCAGGGCCGTGTGCTCAAGATTTTGCAGCGACTTAACCGTTGGTACATGGAAGACATGCGCCGTGGCGAGGATGTGGTCGATTTAGAGGTCCAACCAGGCGATTTTGAGCGCATGGGCGATGTGGTACCCGTCTCAGACCCCAATATCTTCTCTGAAACCCAGCGCATGGCGCAGATTCAAGCGGTTTTAGCGCGTGCTGACAAGGCGCCTGACCTTTATGACCGTCGCGCAGTGGAAGAGCGCCTCTTAAAGCAGCTAAAGATCCCTGGCATCAACGAATTACTCAAAGGCACCCCAATTCCCGAGGAGCGCCCAGCCTCTGATGAGAATGTGGCCATGGCACTGGGCCAAAATGCCTACGCTTACCCGCATCAGGACCAGTTAGCGCACCTGCAAGCGCACTTAGACTTTGCACTCAACCCTGCATTTGGCCAAAACCCTGTGATGGCATCGTTCTACCTGCCGCGGGTGCTTGAGCACATCAAGCAGCACATGGTCTTATGGTACTTAGGTCGCATGAATGGCTATGTCAACAAGGCGCGTGGCGAACCCATGGCCGAGAAAGACTATGAAAACAAGATGCTGACCTCGGAGATTGACAAGACCTTCGCGATCGCATCGCAGCATGTCATGAAGGACACTGAGTCAGCCTTCCAGCAAATGGTGCCTAAGCTGCAGCAACTCATGCAGTCCATGCAGCAACTTACCCCGCAACCGCAACTGCCACCTGAAGCACAAGTGCTTAAGGAAACCAGCCTGGCTGAAACCCAGCGCCGCGCACAGCGCGATCAAGCTGAGATGCAACTCAAGGGCGCCGACATGCAGCAGCGTGGCCAGATTGACATGGCACGCCTGCAAGGTGATCAACAACGCGCAGCCGAGCGTGATCAGTTGGATGTGGCGCTTAACGCTACAAACAACCTCACCAAGGAGCGCATCGCAACTGCACAACTCACCCAGAAGGATGAGCAACTGCAGGCAGAGCAGTACGAGACTGCCATTCGGCTTCAAAACGAAGCCCAACGCAACTTAGGAGCTAATCGTGGCCCAACCATCCAGTAACAACCTGAAAGACAACGAAGCCGTGCCCTATCACAAGCGTATCGCTATGGGTGCAAACCTTGACGGCACCAGCCTGAAGTCCAAAGGCTCGGTGCCATCACAACCTAAGACCAAAGGAGGCGCGCTGCCAGATAAGAAAAAATGAACCCCATGGCGGACCTGGTCCGTGACATCAAGGTACGACAGGCTGAAATAAGCCAGTCTCTTGCAGCAGGCAATGCTGCGAATTGGGAATCGTATCAGCGCACGGTCGGGATGTATCTGGCGTTTGAACAAACGCTCCAGATGATTGACTCTATTTTGAGAGATGAAGATGAATATGAATGAACCAGTAGCTTCTAACGAAGCTGAGATGGCTTGGGCATTTCCGAGCGTAGATCCTGGTGCGAAACCTCTTGGTGGCCGTGTTTTGGTGCAGATCCGTCGCTCCAAGAAGAAGACCACTAAAGCAGGCATAGTGCTGATTGAAGAAACCAAAGAGACGGAGAAGTGGAATACGCAAGTGGCCAAGGTCATTGAGATTGGACCGCTCGCGTTTTGCCATCGTGACACCATGAAACCATGGCCTGAAGGTTCGTGGTGTGTGGTGGGTGATTACATTCGGGTCCCCAAATGGGGTGGTGATCGCTGGGAAGTAAAAGTGCCTGGCGAGGATCAAAGCGAAGATCCGGCGCTTTTCATGATCATTAACGATCATGAGGTGATCGCAAAAATCACGGGTAATCCCTTGGACACGAAGGCCTTCCTATGAGTGCAGAAAATGAGGATGATGTAAAGATCAAGGAGCAAGCTGACGGCTCAGTAACCGTTGACCTGCCCGACACCATCCAGATTGAACAAACTGATGACACGCCACCTGAGCAAAAGGCCGAGTCTGATGATGAGTTTCATGAGGATGACAACCCAACCAATGACGAGCTTGAAGCTTTACGCAGAGCCAAGAGCGAGCGTCGCCGTGCCAAGAAGGACCTGATTCGCAAGACGCAGGCCGAGAAGGACGAACGCTTGCAATTGCTGCAGCGCCAGAATCAAGAGTTGATGGAGCGCCTCTCAGTCATTGAGCATCGCACCCACGCCAATGACATCGCCCAGATTGACAAGGCTATGCAAGACGGCGAGCTTCGCGTGCGCTATGCCAAGATGAAGTTGGCCGAGGCCGTGCAAGCCCAAGATGGCGAAGCGGCAGCGCAAGCCAATGAGATGCTGCTTGATGAGAAGCAAAAGCTTGAATCGCTGAAACATTTTAAGCAGCGTGCCGTCCAGCCACAGCAAAAGGCAAACATACCTGATCCTGGTATGCAGCGTGAGATTGCCAGGTGGATGGAGCGCAACCCATGGTTCGACCCTGAGCGCAAAGATATGGATAGCAAGATTGCTAAACAGATCGATGAGCAGTTGCACACTGAGGGGTGGAACGCAGCAACACCAGCGTATTGGGAGGAGATGGATAATCGCTTGCGGAAATACATCCCACACCGATACAATGATGACTATGAGGAAAGTTCCTCTAGGCGAAAACCGAGGAGTCTTGTGACTAGTTCTGGCCGTGAAAACGCAGCGTCCGCAGGTGGGCGTCAATCCTTTCAGCTTGAGCCTGACCAGGTGAGAGCAATGAAAGAAGCTGGGTTTTGGGATGACCCCAAGAAACGACTCAGCATGATTAAGCGTTATGCAGCGCAGGCCGCACAGCAACAAAGATCGAAAGGGTAAGCCATGGAATCTCGACTCAAAAAATCAATCACTGCAGGTGGCCGTCATACGCGCGCAAGCGAAGATCATTCGCGCCTACCCGCAGAGGAATCGTTCGCAAGTACACAGGACATTGACAAAATGTGGAGTGACGAGTGGACACAAAGCGCTTTGCCAAAGGTCCCAGATATTCCTGGGTTCCATCTTTGCTGGCTTTCCACCACAAACAGCTACGACACCATTGATAAGCGAATTCGACTTGGGTATACGCCTGTTCTTGCAGATGAGTTGCCTGGGTATGAAAATTATCGCGTAAAAGCTGGCGAGCATGTGGGTCACATCGCGTGTAACGAGATGTTGCTGTTCAAGATCCCAATGGATCTCTACCAGCGTGTCATGACGCACTTCCATTACCAAAAACCAATGGAAGCCACTCAAGCGATCATGGAGCGTATGGAAGAGATTCAACAAGGTGTTGACAGTTCAGGGCATAGGCTCCTGAAAACGGAAGGCGAAGGTTTTGGCAATGTTGCGAAATCATCCGTTAACCGACCCCCGGTATTCGAGGGTTAACCTGGAGTTTCCAAATGTCTGCAACTTCTGCACCATTTGGCTTGCGCCCTGCGTATCACCCCAGCGGTCTCGACCGTGCGCAGGGGCTTGCCAACATTATTGAGTCTGGCTATGCCCAGAACCTCCTGAAAGGTCAGGCAGTCAAGTTAGCCGCAGCAACTGGTTATGTTGTTCGTGCTGATGCGACTGATGCACTCTACGGCGTCTTTGATGGCGTTGAGTGGACTGACACCACAGGCCGTCGCCGTGTATCCAACTACTGGCCCACAGGTACTGCGTACCAGACTGGTTCGTTGATTGCTTATATCTGGACTGATCCTCAAGTTGTTTATGAGATTCAGGCCAATGGCTCGATTGCACAAACAGCAATCGGCGCTGAGTTCGACTTAAGCAGCCCTTACGCTGGCTCGACGACCACTGGCTTGTCTCAAGCCTTGATGGACACGACCGCCGCTAGCGCAAACGCAAGCAAAGTATTGCGTGTTATTGACCTGGCCCCGTACCCCGGCAATGCTTGGGGTGATGCGTACACCATTGTTCGCGTGCAAATTGCTAAGTTCCAGTACAACGGAATTTATGACAGCAATGCCACGGCTGTGGTTTACCCCGTAACCATTGCTTAAGGAGGGCTAAGAAATGGCAGCCCCAATGCGCAGTACAGACTTTCGTTCGATTGTTGAGCCAATCCTCAACGAGTGTTTCGATGGAGTCTATGATCAGCGTGCCGACGAGTGGTCGCGTGTTTTCCGCGAGCAGGACGGCATTCCCCGTAACTACCACGAAGAGCCAGTGCTCTATGGTTTCGGCTTAGCACCGTTGCTTCCTGACGGCAGCCCCGTAACCTATCAGCAGGGTGGCGTACTCTTCCTCAAGCGCTATGTTTACAGTGTGTATGGCCTGGCCTTCGCATTGACCAAAGTGCTTGTTGAGGATGGCGACCATATCCGTATCGGCTCGGTCTATGCCCGTCACTTGGCACAGTCCCTGGTTGAAACCAAGGAAACCCTGTGCGCCAACGTGCTGAATAACGCCTTCACG